AGCAGAAGCAGCAGAAGCAGCAGCAGAAGCAGCATCATCTTGATTACTGATATTTATATCAATTTTCCACAACCTCTTTTTATTCCAGCGTAATAGCCATAACATCCAATCACCCTTATTACAAGTATTCCAAGCTTCTTGAATCGAGTTTGTCCGTCTTGCCCAAATTAATGCTGCTGGGCAAGCTTCATTTGCAATTGCATCAGTCCAGTGCATGATTTATCTCCTTTCCGAAGTTGAATGGAACACGATGAATATCACCAATGCAGCGGTGAGAGGAAGGATAGATTACTTCCGATACTCTCACCATCATGGAAAGGCTGGGGAAATTGATGCCTACAACCTTTCCACGAAACCACGAGTATTCAATGATGCTGCCAATGGTGAAGTAGGTCGCTTTTGTTGTAAGTTCGGTGGCGACCATCATATTTGCTTACTCAAGACCAAGATTCAGTGCAATCAAATCAGGGTCTTGTGCAGCGATTGCATCAGTGAGCTTGGAGTCAAGGCTGCGATAGACTCGATGTTCAATGTCCTCAGTGAGATGTAGAACATTTTGCAGTTGTTTTGCAATCTTTTGGCTCAGTCCGGCCTTTGGTGCAGCAAGACTGCTGAAGCTGGTGCGATAGTTAGTAACTGCATCAGCGATTGCTTTTTCTTGTTGTGGTGTTGGAGTTGCATCAGCGGAAATCTTCATTACAACAGCAACACGAAGGGTAAGAATATCCGCGAGAGACTCATCAAACCAGTCGTGGATTTGTTCCTTCGTAAGTTTACCGCTTGATACATTATCCGCAGCAAACTTAGCAACCGCTTCAATGTTGATTTGATCTGCCATCAGAGTTATGACAGACTTTTTTTCATCGAGTGCAGTTATTACCAGATCACGGATGAGTGCATCTTGAATGTCGTAGAATGCATTTTGCCACGCTTCGCTCAGGTTATCCGGTGTGCTGTGGACTTTGATTTTCGGAATTGCAATGCATCGTGCATCAGGCTTTTTGTAGGATGCATCGTTCTTCTTTGCTTTCGGAGTTTTGAAGTTGATCTCACTGAGGCGGAATCCATCAGGTGCTTTGGATTTGCTTGTGAGTAGATCAACGGTGAAGAAGCCAGATTCAGAGGCGAGAGTGTTTTCGGTATTCATAGGTGCAAAGTCTCCAGTATGATTGAGATTAAAGTTGCTTTTGTGATTGAGGTTAAGACTGTGGTGTGTCTTGTCGGAGTTGTTCTTCCGCAAGTTCTTCTTGTTCTTGCACATCGCAAACAAGTTGAGCTATCATTGCCCAACGTGCAGCAACAGTTAGATTATGCATGTTGGTAATAACTGCGATGTTGATGAGTAGGTCAGCGTAGTTAGGCATTAGTATCTCCAATGAAGTAAGATGAATTGATAGCAGCAAAATTGCCACTATCTCACAGCAGCCAAAAGTGAGTAGCTGCTGGAAGATAGCGATTATGTTCCAATCTTTGTTGCTCCGACTTTTCGCAGTATCCACTGTTTCCCTGCGCCATATACTGCGAATACGGCATCCGGATACTTGGATTCATCAGATACTTCAACGACAGTAGTTGATGAACCAACTTTACGTTGAATCGCACGGAGTGCTCTTTTCAGCATTGCACCACGAGATTTGGTGTTATATTCTTGAAACCGTGAATCAGTGATGAACTGGATTTTAAGCAGATTCATGATTATCTCCTATCTATGATTAACTCTCTACTACACAGCGTAATGATAGCATATCGCACGGAGTGAGTCAAGGACTTGCCATCATGCACACAAATAGTTTGATTCTGCCATACGAAGTATATTCGTTTATTAGCTGCGAAGCAGCTCTATTGCAGAATCTCATTTGTGGCTCTATGATGGTGGAGTGTAGCATCATCTACCTCCCATCGGCTGCACTGTTGATTCCGGTTATAATCAGCCGTAATTAGTAGATGATGCTACACTTCATCCTTGACTCCGAGTATGATATGGTATCATGGTGCGACGTAGTAGAGTAAGATATACTCGATGATTGCATACGAGCTAACTTGTGTAGGTTTTGTTCTTTGGACTTTGATGTATTGTGAGCGGCCACGCGAACACATACTTTGTAGTTGCAGTTGTTCTTCTTTGTTATGGTGGTTACAATGCAGTTTGTAGTAAACACTTTTGCCTTTTCTTTTGATCTTAGCTGCATAGCAGCGTTGTAGGTTTTAGCGGGGAAGAGTCCAGAGAAACGAGCGCAGCGGTGTTTCTTTGGCTCTGCAAACTGCGTAATACTTCAACAAGGTGATAAGTAAACATAGTAATAGATTGCAACTGTAGCAAGTAATCCCCATGTTCCAGTTGTGCTCAATGTGACGTATGTGACACTGTGACGTGCCAGTATCTATCCCTATACATCGGGTCTGCTAAGAGTATCTACTGTATAGGCATAGTAGATAGTAGGGTGTTTTTATGTTTACTTTTTAGATCTACCGAAGAATATACCCGTGGAGATAGGAACTGTAGAGAACAATAGAATACAGCAGGAGACTGCCTGTACGGGGAAAGAGGGGAGTAGCACAGGTTCACATTGGGAACATTGAGCACAAATAGCACAAAGGGATTAGGCTACATAGTAAATCTAACAGACTCACTAACAGAAAAAAAATCGCTTGACACGCTTTGCAACCTGTGAGACAATTGTTATTCCAGGTAGCAATACGTCCGCTACTCTGGTGGATAGATAGTAAATTGATAACGTAAAGTAAATGGAGATATTCATGCATATAGAACCTGTAAATCCTAACATCGTAATCTACGATCCTATTCACGACGGAGAATTACATGTAGAAGTAAAACAAGAACACCAAGGAACTGAAGTAATTTTTCAGTTTACTTTTAATTACTGTCCTAGACCTAAAACACCTCACGTAGCTAAACATGTTCTTCTCGAAGCCGCTAAGTTTATAGCAAACCATATTACATTATAATTAACCTGGAGATTCTTCTTATGCGAGTTTATTGTCAATACTCCGGTATAAGCTATAATATTACCGGATTCGGTAGCACTGATCTTACATATATTCATCCAATTTTTGCTGCGGAACCTAAGTGGCTGCTAAGTAGAATGGGACACTGGGCCGCCCAAAAATACACTGAAGAAGAATGCAGACTTTTATTCTTAGCTCTTCTTCACAGCACAGAGTTAGTTGAATTTAGAGCTACTGCTGTGCCAGAGAATCGAACAGTGCAGCTTAATATGGAGCAGCTATCTCGCTTTGTTGCTTGGATGACTGGACTTAGCAGACCTCAGCTTGTTCTTCCTAAGTTTGCTATTCAGCCAGATAACAGAAAGCTCCCAAATATACGTTACTGGCTGGAAGTATGGCAAAAAGCTAGAACTGATTTTGAATCTGGCTATATTGCTACCAGTGAACTTCGTAAGTTAAGAGACAAGGAAGTTGCTCTTGAGCGTCTTATTCGCACAAGCACAAAACAAGTAGAAGATTATGCTGGCTTACTAGCAAGTTGGGCAATGCAAGCTGCTAATGTTCCAAAGGGACTGCAAGATTACTGGCGTAGTTTATTTCTACTTAAAGGAATTAAAGTATATGAAGCTCGCCAAGTTGATCTGCAAGAACTGGTAGAACACATGGAAGAATACTTGGAACATGGTAGCATCTTTGCACAAGCTACTATGGAACACGTAAGACTATTAACTAAAAAGAACTCCGCTGGTCTTACTTACGGTCTTGGTCTTACTGATGCCGACCTTGCTGATCTAGACTCTTCACCTTTTACAATTGTAGAGGGTAGTATTGAACAGCATAACATAAACGTTCTTGTTGCTGCTGCACCAGAAGAAGAACCAAAAGCCGTAGACTTTGCTAGTAGGGTGCAGTATCTTAGAGCACATGCAGGATGGAAACTAGCTCAGCGCGCCAAGCAATATGCGGCTGATTTTACCCAACATGTTGAAACTACCTTAGCTGAAGATGAGGAAACTAATCTTATCGCTGAGGAAGAGGAAGAAATAAACGATCAACCAGATATTATCTTAGATAACCCAACCAATGAACAGGAGTCAGACGATGAATAAGCTATCTAGTAACCAAATACCTCTTACTGAATCTGAATGTGCCATTGCTGGTGGCTCATGGATTCTACCGCAAAGTATTGTCCAACAGTTAGATGCATTCTTTCTGTTGCATGATACTTGGGATTCTATTAAGGATGATATTCGTAGCTTTCCTGAACAATATCGTTTTGCTCTGGAGGAAGGTGGAAAGCTTTATACAGTTGTGCTTAAGAACTCAGTAAAACGACTAGCTGAGGCTGAAGATATCGGTCTTAGCTTTCGTCGCTGTGAAAAAGCACATTTGGGAGTAGTATTGATTAAAGTCTGGAAAAAAGACAGTAAAGGAGCACAGTAATCATGGCTAAGCAACCTATTACTCCAGAACGTGTAAGAGAGCTTCTTGCTTCTGCACGTGCTCAAACCAGTAGGCAGCTAGCACAAGAGCTACGTAATTTAGAAATTGTTCTTGAAATTAATCGAGCACAACTTGATGTTAGCAATCTTGGTATTACTGCTGAGAATATATATACCGAAGAAGCAGCAGAAACTGTTGCTAATGTTATCGAAGCAGCAGCAACGCCGCCTGAGATAACACCTATTCCACTATCACAAGATGCACCTGTGCGTAAAATCTTAGGTGTAGCTCGTGACGATATTGTTTATAATTCTCTCCAGCAACAGTTTATTGATTCTGGTCTTGCTGGAAAGGATGTTGTTCTTATCGGTGCTGCTGGCACAGGTAAAACAACCTGTCAGCGTGGATTAGGTAAAGCTCTTATTGCCTCTGGGCGCATACCAATTCTGGGCCGATCAACTAAGTGGCTCCGAGAAACACTTCCTGGCATCGCAGTTTGCAGCTTTACTAATAAAGCTGTAAATACTATTCGTCATGCACTGCCAGAGGAAATAAAGCCTCATGCACTTACTATTCATAAGCTACTAGAGTTTGCTCCTGTATTTTATGAAGTAGAAGATCCAGATAATCCTGGAGAATTTAAAAAGACTATGCGCTTTGAACCTTCGCGCACAAGATATAATCCTCTACCATCTACTCTTAAGCTGATTATCTTTGAAGAATCTAGTATGATTGGTTATGGATTGCACGATCAACTACTAGATGCTTGTCCGCATAAACCACAGCTTATCTATCTTGGAGATATTCAACAGCTTCCTCCCATTTTTGATAGTGCTATCCTTGGCTTTAAGATGCTAGAACTTCCAGTAATCGAGCTTACAGAAGTCTATCGCCAAGCACGTAATTCTCCTGTTATTGATCTTGCATGGAAGTTACTTGAAGGTGATGCAAGCATCTTTAACAGTCGTGCTAAACAATACACTGCTACCCTTCCATCTGGTAAGGAAGCTAAACGTATTCGTATTCCTGCATTACAGGCTCTTAGCCGGGAGAATGAAGATGGTAAAGTTATCTTTCAACCTTGGCAGAAACAACTCTCTAAGGAAAACGGACTCAACACAGCAGTTAAACAATTCAATTCATGGGCAGATTCGGGGTATTATAACTTTGATGATGACATTATTCTTTGCCCTTTTAACGTATCTTTTGGAACACTGGAAATAAATAAAGGTATTAGTCAACATTTGGGCCGCAAGCGTAAAGCTACTGTGCATGAAGTAGTAGCTGGATATAATAAACACTATCTTGCAGAAGGAGATCGGGTCCTTTATGCTAAGGAAGATGCTAAGATACTTAAGATTGCTCGTAATGGTGAGTATCTAGGCAAATCTTTCCAACCTCCTAGTGAATACTTAGATCGCTGGGGTTATCTTCGCACCGAAGATATGGATAAAGATGCGCTAGATGAACATAAGCAACACCAGCAAGAGGAAGCAGATGAATTTGATCTGGAAGCAATAGATAAGTATCTCGCTGCTGCTGCTGCGGAAACTGAAGAACGAGTAACATCTGCTAGTCATATTATAGATATCGAACTTTTAGCTACCGGAGAAGCTGTTACTTTAGAAACAGCATCCGAAGTTAATGCTCTACTTGGAGGTTACTGTATTACTGTGCATAAAGCGCAAGGCAGTGAGTGGGATAAGGTGTTCTTACTTATGCATCATAGCCATGCAACAATGAATCAAAGGGAGCTGCTCTATACCGCAGTAACTAGAGCAAAACGTCATCTACATATTATCTGCGAACCTAGCACATTTGAAAAAGGTATTCGCAGCCAGAAGATTAAAGGTAATACTCTCGCAGAAAAGGCTGAAGAATTTAAAGGTAAGCTACAAGAGCGAGAAATAGCACTTCTTGCTAAAGCTAAAGTTGCTGCTGGACAGCAAGATGCTATGACTATTGCATTCTCTATGGTGCCAGAGTGGGATAGTATTGCTCATGATACTGTAGCTCACTGGTGGAAGATAGCGAATAAATGGTGGCCAGAGAAACTAACTTCTAAGAAACAGCCTGAATTTGGCTGGCGTATTAGAGGCAGTAGTGCTGGATGTGCAACATACGGTAGTAACTCTATTACCTGTTCTCCAGTATATCTGTTCATTGCTCCTAATGATATGATTAGTGATACTATTCCTCATGAAGTAGCTCATATTGTATCTAATCATGTTTACGGAGACAAAGGACACGGATTTGGCTGGAAACGAGTAATGGAGAAGTTTGGTAGAAATGCAGTAGAATCTCGCTGTCACAATCTTGGCAGCTTACCAAGCGCCTTGAGGAAGATTCTAACTGATGCAGATAACGAACTTAAAGGAAAGATAGAAAAAGATGAATGCGAATAAAACGGAAATCACAAAAGTAACTCCTGCTCCTAAAACAGTATATTTAGGAACTCCTCGTTTTCCGGATAGAACCACAATAATACTAACAACAGATAACCATCTTATTACCCCCCTTAGAGGATTATTTTAGTATTTCCTGCCCGGTTAGGGAAGAGTTTACTAGATGGATAAATTATGAACTTTATAATTCTAGTTTGTGGAGTCCGCGTATTATGTCTAGGTCTAATCCAATTAAACAAGAGTATATTGCTTGTCATAAACTTAGGCCAGAACTTTGGGCACCGTCTTGGAAGATTAATGTATCGCAGGATTGTATTAATGTATACTTATATCCTAGCTATAAACTTAAAAAGATATACATTCGCAAAGGACTCAGCATAAATATTAAACAAGAACGATTGGAAGTATGCTAATGGTAAAAACTACTTCTACCTTACAACCTCCAACCCCAAAAACTACTAAACAAATTTTAGCTCTAGCTAGTCGTGTTAGAACTAATTATCGTTGCGGAGATTTACCTACCGCAGGATTTATTAAGACTCAAGTAGTATTTGAGTTAGATAAATACTTTGACTATTGGAAAGATTTTTACACTAACAATCGTACTCGCAGACACGGAGGATAGGTTATGTTATATCGATATGGAAAGCGCTGTTTATACCAGTTTCTCTACAGTATAAATGATAACTCATTTACTTGGTTCCAGATAGCTTGTATTCGTTGGTATCTTGGAACTATTCGGTGGCAACAAATAACTAAGGAGAGCCGTGATGGGAACTAAAACTCTTCAACTGATGGTTACTACTCTTAAACAAAAGTTACATAATCTCCCTGAACACGATCAACAGTTTGCCGCCAGTTTTATTTCCCAATATGAACGAAAGCTGGATCTCTCGGAAAAACAGCAGTATTGGGTAGATAAGCTAATACAAAAAGCAGGCAGTTCAACTGAACAACATTCTTCTCCTGTGGAGGAAATCTTCGATGGAAGCCATCTCCTTAGTCATTTCCAAAAAGCTGCGAAGTTTCTTAAATACCCGAAACTTAAAATGCAAACTCCTTCGGGTAAACCGATACTATTTTATATTTCCGGACAACGTAGTAAAACGCCTGGCATTATTGTTATCACTAACGGAAAACAATATCCTAACCGCATTTTATACGGGACTGTGGAATCTACAGGTACTGGAGAACTTATCCATTCCACGAACAGTGAAATTAAAACATATATTCGTAGGGTGGCTGTCAATCCCACAGAAGAAGCTAAACAACTTGGAATTAGAGTTTCTTCCTGTTGCTTCTGTGGTCTTGAGCTTACAAACTCAATCTCTGTGTTTCATGGTTACGGTCCAATCTGTGCTGCACATTGGGGGCTACCGTGGGAAGGAAGTGCAGAAGAAACAGAAAAAGTAAAAGAACAAGAAAAACTAGCTCAACTGCAACTTATTGATCTTGACCCGGAGGCAGCATGATTTATGTTCTTTATAGTTCAGAAAAAAAGAGTTATATTATTAAAAGCTTAGTTACTTTATCTCCATTTTTGGAGGATGGACACAAGCTACCTTTTGGACAAATCTTAATGCTATAAAATGGTATAAAAAAAGACATGATAAAAATAATAGCTGGCAAATACAACGAGTATCTATTAAAATACTAGAAATAATAACAGACGTAACACCAACGGATTCATAATTATGGAGACGTTTAACTTAGATACAGTTTATATTGGTAGTGAAGGTAACTATTATCAACGTAAGCTGCAAGAGTTTAAGTGGTATCTATTACGATCAATAGGTGCGGCTCAGAGAAAGCAGCCGTTTCGCAAAGGTAAAACTCAGAAGGATAAAAAGAAGAAACTATCTTGGAAGCACAGAGCTTCTCCATTTTACAATATACATTCTCAACAAGGAGAGTAATTATGAATTTCTCTGTTCACCGCATAACTGAACTTATAGTAGGCTGGAATTGTATTCCATCTTCCGATATTCCTATATTAACTATTACAGCAAAAACTAACGATCCAGCACGTGTAGATATTACTCTATTTTGTCTTTCTTCTGACGTTGTATCACAGTTTATTCAAGCCGCGAAAGAGCTTGACATCCCCCTGCCGCGCGCGTAAACTATCTACCAGCGTCGGGAAATAAACAACCGATGTTGTTTTCAACCTAGTAGTATTTAACCCTATCAAGGAGCCATCAATGCCTACCGAAGCTACTATCGAAGCTGTTGTTGATCCCGTTGCTGCTGCTGCTGCTAAAGTTGCTGCTGCTGCTGAACTTGCTGCATTTAATGCAGAGATGTCTGCTGCACTGAAAGCAGCTATGGAACATCCTTCTCCCATCGCTGGAACTGTTCTACAGCCCATCAAGTTTACTTTTAAGAAGGATGATCTGGGAGTAAAACGTCCTACTGTGGAATTGGCTTTGCCTGTTCCTACAGCGGATACTGTTACTTCTATGTTGGCAGATGAGAAGCAGCGTAACTATCTTCTCTCTGTTCTTGCAGACCAGGTATATCTGCAAGCTCGCCAACAAGTTGGCAATGAATCAAGTCCAGTAAACAAGCAAGATCAGCTGGATTTGACCAAGCTGACAATGGAATACATTGCCAGCATTCCTCCTTCCGAACGTCGTGGTGGTGGAATCAGCAAGGAAACATGGGCAGATTTCTTCAAAGATTACATCGAAGTTATGCCCAGCGTTACTGGCAAGAACAAAGAACAGGTTGAAAATGCGGGCAAGTTGTTTGTTGCTCGCTTGCAGCCAGTCAAAACACAGAAGAAAATCCTTACATTCCTTCAATCACAGCTTGCACTGTGGTTTACCAACACACAGGCTGCTGATGATTTTGCGGAAGTCTACGAGTTTCTCACTGGTAAGATCGAGGACTTCCTGAAGCGCGACGAAGCAGAACTGTTGCAAAATCTCTAATCTCCACATCAGGTATTCTTTGGCAGTTTCTTTTTCCTACGATAAAGAAACTGTCCTCCTGCTGCCACTTCAAAAGAGTGGTAGTCAGAAAGAGCCTCTAGCAATAGGGACTCTTTCTAGCTATTTCAGGAGTTAGATGTGGAGCACGGAGAATTAACACTTCAACAACTATACAACACCTTACTGGCAGGTAAGCGTGTTGCTATGCAGTTTGCCACCTCAGAAGTAGCTGAGGCATTCAGGATCAAACTGCATAAATACAAATCTAGACAAGATCAGCTTCTTGAAGGCATTGGTATGCAGCCGGAAGAAGCTCGTGCAGTGCTTAGCTTTACTAAAGCACAGGCAAAAGATTCTCCCAATTCCCCGGCAGTAATAATCTTACAGTTTCGACAAGAACATACTCCCAAGTATGAAGTAGTTATACTTGAGGAGGAAGATAAAACAGGATTAGAAGATGCTCCCTCCAACTAAACAACGTAAGTATTATAAAATCTGGAAATTACTGCGGCGTAATTTTGCTTGTAATGTGCAGGTAAATAGACTAATTGCCGCCCGAGTTATTAAGGCTGTGGTAAAAGAGAAATATATGGACACTATTTATAGGATGATAAATCCTATTGATACTCCGAGGCTAGATATTAAACAGATACCGCTAAGTGATAAGGTGCATGTGCGGATAGAATTTAGGTTAAGACAAAGATACGGACTGGTAGATATTAAAACCACTATTGAGGAGATACAACTCTAATGCCCCTTAATCAAATAAATCATGGTGATGTATCTTGGTGGAAATTATCAGAAGGTTGGTCAGAAACACGTCAACATGCTAAATCTAAATGGATATTTGCTAACAAATCCTGTATTATTCCTTATGGTACTTATGTAGTTGATATCGAAAACGGAATATTGCGTGTTGAAACAAAAAAATTATTAGACTTACTTAACGAGAATTTTAATATAGTATACAGAATTTTCAGAGAGGAAATACTTAAGGAACAGAAATGTCAGAAGTAAAACAATCTTCTTCAGAAGCTATTATTGAGTACCCTGGACTGTATCAGTTACAGGAACTAATACTCAATCTCGACAAAGCTTTGAAGGAGAAACATCCTGCAATGCCTTCCCTTCTGCAAACTATTCACCGTAATCTTAGCCAAGACCCCGAATTAGTACATCTGCTAAAGCCGGAAGATAGAGCAGTAGTTTTTGCTGCCCTTCAGGTCAAAACTAATACTCGTATTGTTAGTGACACTGTAGCAAGCGCTTCTAGTGGAAAGAATAAGACGCTGAGAAATCTTGGACTGGAGGACTTATGAGTAGTATTCTTGGAAGTAATATATTTTGTAAACCATCAATACCGCCGCCTGAGTTGGGTCTAACTAAAATATCGGAATTAAATACTACTATTATATCGCTGGCTATTTATACTTGTCCTGCGCTACAGAATAAAGAGACACTATACGCAACAGCTATATGTTGTGGCCAAGCAATAGAAACTACATTTTCTCATAATAAGGATTCTACTGTACAAGAAATAACTACTGAAGTTATAAAGTATTTATTGGATTGTTATATTAATAAAGCTGTGGCTGAACGCGAAGAATATAAACAGCTAATGGGGAGAAACTATGTCGGACCAAATTGATCCTACAACTCTACGTTTTTGTAGAGATTGTAAACACCTACTAGGTAATAGATCCTATCCTGATAATACTGATAATTGGAGGTGTCATGCTGAAGGTAATCTTAATGCAAGTAGTTATGATTTAGTTAGCGGAAAAAAATTATTATCCTTTGTTGAAAAAGATTGTTATGCAGCTAGAGATAATCCTAATTCTTGTGGTCAAACTGGTAGGTGGTACGAAGAATATATTAAACCGGATTATTATGCAGTTGGGTCTAAAGTAGAAAATATACCACCAAAACCTAAGTCTCTAAAAACAATTGGATTGGACGATCTATAATGCTACATCTTCTGCTTAAACAACTTAGTCACAGTAGTCTTAATCTACTGCATACGTGTCCCAGGAAATACCAGCTCACCAAACTATGTGGTAGGCAGGAGCAAGACTCCGAAGATTTAGAATTTGGTAAAGCTGTTGGCTATGGAATTCAACAGCTCCTTCTAGGGCGGTCAGTTGTAGACGTTTTCTTTGATGTATTCCTTGGCTGGAAGCGGGATATAGAAGAAGATAGTCCGGCAATAAACAGAAAAAAGAAAACAATATGGCATGCACTTAGTGCTATACAAATCTTTGAACGTACACATCTTATACAACTTAACAACCACTATGAAGTAGCTACTTTTAATGAAGTTCCAGCAGTAGAACTTGGCTTTCGTATTAAGATTGGTGCCGATTATTATTATAGGGGTTTCGTGGACGTAGTTCTTATACACAAAGTTAAGAGGGAATTGTTAGTGGTAGAGTTGAAAACAACAGCAGCAAAATACATACATGAAGCTAAGTTTGCTAATAGTAGTCAAGGACTTGGGTATAGTCTTATCTGTGATTTTATTGCTCAACAGCATCCTGATGTTATTGCAAGTAGTTATCGAATACTCTATCTAGTATATAAAACTACGCTGCTTGAATATGAAGAAATGTTTTTTAGTAAATCTCATAGTCAGCGCGCCCAGTGGATTAAAGAAATGTTAGTTGAAGTTGATACTATGGAGATTTATGATAGAGAAGATTGTTTTCCTATGCACGGAGAAAGCTGCGAATCTTGGGGTAGACCTTGTGACTTCTTTGGAGTATGTAATCTTAGTAATGATGTGCTGCTGAAAAATCCTCCTACAGACTATAAAATAGAAGCTGATATAGATTTTACATTTAATATCTCGCTAATCGAATTAATTGAAGCTCAGTTGCTACGCCATCAACAGCCACATGGAGAACTTACAAATGAAACTCTCTGATTATGTAGAGCAGTCTTTTGCTCCACAACATATTATGGTTTTTGGAGATAGTAAAACCGGTAAGACTGAGCTAGTTGGTAAACTGGCGGAGAGGTTTAAACTACATTGGTTCGATCTGGAAAATGGGTTTAAAACTCTGCTAAAACTTCCTGCTGCTTTTAAAGAAAATATTACTCTCTACCACATTCCCGATACTCGTAGCTATCCTGTCGGTATAGATACAATGCTCAAAGTAATCAAGGGAGGAGAAGTAAAGATTTGTGAACAACATGGCAAAGTAACTTGTTTAGTGTGCCAGAAGAATACGGCGCCTCAACAAACATTTACTTTGCATAAGCTGGGGCCTAATGATATATTCATAGTAGATTCTGGCACTCAGCTTGGTAATAGTGCAATGAATCATTTAACCAGAAATCTGGATGATGATTATAAACCTGATTGGGATGATTATCGTAGACAAGGATTTATGTTGGATCGATTTCTTAGCAATCTTCAACACGGAGCATATCATGCGATCATTATTAGTCATACTACGATGGCTCGTATGGAGAATGCAGAAAAAACTAAGTTGGTACCGGTTATGGGAACTGATAATTTTAGTCGTAATGTTGCTAAGTATTTTGATCACGTCGTTTATTGCGATATTGGTACTGGCAAGCATGTTTATGGAAGTAGTACAATTTATAGACCACAAATTTTAACCGGTAGTAGAACTGATGTGAGGATAGAAGATCAAGAGAAAGAAAACGCTAAGGCGGTTGTAACATTAATGCCATTCTTTGATGGTACAATTCCACCAGCAGAGAAAGAATCTAAACCCGATGCAACCGTTAGTGCATTAGAGGCTGCAAGAGCAAGAGCAGCTTCTATAGCAGCGGTTAACAAAACAGGAGATGCGCTGTGAGAGTAAACGTATACGCAGAAGAAATGACTCAAAAAGTGGAGATTATAAGTAAGAGTGTAGATGGACAGAAATTCACTGGGCTTAGATTTTATCTGGAACTGCCAGTTACTGTGCCTGTTGTTAGTGAAGGACAACACATGGGATATACTCAACACAAAGGTCCCTTCCTTCAGAAGCCTGGAGATGATGATAGTAGCGCAGTAACCTTTTGGGGTAAGAGAGATTTAAGAACATTACTTATCAGGGCAATAGAACTGTTGGATCGACACTACGGAAATCAAAACCGAGAAGGAGGTAAAGTATGATTTATACTTCAGAAGATTTTGGCCGAACTTGTCAACGTACCTTTGCATCTATTGTTAATCTTGCTGCTACTAAAGGAAGGGAGTATAGCGGAGCAGAAGATAGGCTCGCTAACTTTCGTCGTTATGCAGAAACACTGGATTTAGACTACCGTAAAGTACTCCTAGTGTATGCAGGTAAACACTGGGATTCAATTTGTTCGTACTGCAAAGAAGGCCAGGTCTTTAGCAACGAGGGAATAGAAGGTAGGATCGACGATCTTATCGTTTATCTTCTCTTGCTCAAGTGCATGGTGTATGAGCAGAACACCACCGCAAGCGATGCTCCTTCTGCTTCAACCAAGTAACACTTCTTCAACGCATCATTCATTCAAAGGAACTATCAACTATGACTACCGAGCAAACAGCAGCTTTGGACTTTTCTGTTCTTGACGGTGAACTCGATGACATCGAGGATTTGCCAGGTTTTGGTGCCTATCCTTCTGGTGCCTATGTAGTAGACTTGGTAAAAGGTTTGGTAAGGAAAGCTATTGCCAAACATCCCGCTGTTGAGATGGAAATGACATTGGTCGAAGTGAAGGAACTTGCTAATCCTGAAGGTGATGATGTAGTACCTGAGGTTGGCGATGTTTGCAGTACTGCCTTCATGCTCGACAACGAGATTGGCAGAGGATTTCTCAAACTTGTTCTTAAACCCATCAGTGAAGCATTGGGTATTAGGAACAACAATGAACTTCTTGCTGCCAGCAAAGGTATTCGTGCTCTTGTAGTAATCAAAAAAACGCACGATGATAAGAAAGACAGAGACTACGCAAATCTCGTTTCCTTTGCTGTGATGTAAAAACCAGCACCACTAGCAATAAAAACAAAGTAGCCCTAACTCTGGGCACCGGCTAACAACTGGCGCCCAGAGTATTTTTCTTTAAAGGAGTTTGTATGAAACAACAAACTATATTGATGATAATCGATCCTGCTTGGGGAACAGATAAACCCTATCCTTCGCACGCTGAACAATACAGAAAGTATCACGGTGAAATTGCTTGGTTATATAATCCTTGGACAAAAAATTCTAGAGATCCACGAGATATTGGAATGGATCCATTTGGTTTTCTTATTATTCCTCCAGGAGAACCTACATCTGGAGGGGATATTTAATAGTATAGTTATATTATTTATATGAAAATACATTTACAATTAACTTCTGCTGATCGCTCATTTATTCCTTCATTGAAGCCTTTGTTGCAAGGGCACAACGTAGGACTAAATGATGCTCCTATTGGAACTATTACTGAAGTGGAAATGCGGGCAACAGCTCGTGGCGCAAAACACATAGCAACTACTAATCCAACATTGCTATATAAACTTCTGCGAGCAGAATATGCGAGAAAGAAGCCATCTCTCGATGATTACGCTGGAAGTATTATTGAACGTAATGGTTATGAGTATCTTATTCTTAATCCCCTTGACCATTTGGTTACTACCCCTACCGGTAACTTCCTTTATAAACGATATTTCAGTAAATTTACAGATCAGCAAAAATGGTTTCCTGTTCCAAATTTCACTTGGGAGATCGCTACTCCTGCTAGCCTTGGTAGTCTTTACACTAAGTTTTCATCTGCTAGTTTTATTGCTGTGGATATTGAAACTATCAAAGAACAACTGGCTATTACCTGTAGCGGTTATTGTGGAGTATGGTTTGATAGCAGCAATAATACTATTAAGTTCCACGCTATTGTAATACCTTGCACCGATGAATTCATGTTGGCATGGATAGGAAAGTTTAATCAACTGCCAGCACCTAAGATAATGCAAAACGGAAAGTATGATAATGCATACTTTCTTCGGTGGGGAATACCACCAGTCAATTGGACTTGGGATACTCTTAATCTATTCCACTGTTGGTATAGTGAACTCCCAAAGAGACTAGATTTTATTGCCAGCTTTATTCTTCGGAAGTGGGAGTTTTGGAAGGATGAAGCTGATGTTCCTATACATAGCGAGCAGTATTACAGGTATAATGCAAAAGATGCTTTTACCACTGCGATAGCATTCTTAGGGTTAATGCAAGAGATGCCAAGTTGGGCGCGCCAGAATTACCAACAAGAGTTCCCGCTTGTATTTCCCTGCCTTCAAGCGGAGCTGACAGGACTCAAACGAAATGAATCTAACTTCCAAAAGCTCAAGGATCAAATCGAAGAAGCTATTGCATCGGAATTACAACTTCTTCGTTCCTCTCTCGGAGAACCAAACTTTAATCCTAATTCACCTAAACAGGTGGTACAACTATGGAAAGTGCTTGGATCATCCGACATTAGTAGCAGTGATACTCCAGCAAGAGATATCGTTAAGAATCGCCATCCAATTAACAGATTTGTGGTGGATAGGATTGAAAATATTAGGAAGAACAGAAAACTTCTTAGCAGCTACCTTAAGGATGGACTCACGCTTCATGGTAGAATTTTATACCAACTTAATCCTTCAGGGACGGATACTGGTAGGCTCGCAAGTGCGGAATCACATTATTGGTGCGGATTGCAAATTCAAAATATACCGAGAGACAGAACGGACATTGTATATAAAGGAATATTTGCAGCGGATAAAGAGTTTTATATAGGTGAGGGAGACTATGACCAAGCCGAGAGTAGAGGTACAGCTTACTTGTCGGGAGATACCAGTCTCATTGAAACAGTCAATTCGGACAAGGACTTCCATGCTCTCAATGCATCTTCCTTTTTTGGCATTCCGTACGAGAAAATTGTGGATGCCTTGGGCGATGTACTTGATAAAACACTTAGAGATTTATCTAAACGAGTTAACCACGGAGCGAATTATAATATGGCGGAGCAAGTGTTACTTAATACAATGGGAATTGAAAATGTATTACGGGCGAGAAGCATGTTGCGACTACCGAAAAATTGGACATTACTCGAAGTCTGTAGATATCTTTTAGCAGTATTTGATAAAACTTACCCAATAGTTAGAGGCCCCTGGTATGATAAGATTAAGGTAGATGTAATTACAACTCATATGCTAGTTGGACCAACAGGTTGGACTAGATATTGTTTCGGTAATCCAGTACGCAATAAGCGAGATATGAATAGATATGCTGCACATCCTCCCCAGAGTCTCAATGCAATGACTCTTAATCAAGCCTGGCTAAAGGTGTTCTATGAAGTTGCGTTGCCGAATCCAAAGGATTTCAAACTCTGCGCCCAAATCCATGATAGTATACTCTTTCAGTATAGAGTGGGGAGAGATGATCTTATTCGGAGTGTGCATCAATGTATGTTGTTTGATACCGCTGTGGTGGATACTTTTGGTACTAGCAGGATACTACGTGTCCCGGTTTCTATGAAGGCTGAAGGAAAAACCTGGGCAGATGTAAAAAAGGTAGATTGGCTAAAGATAGCCGCATAACTTATGAGGTAGATAGTGAATGAACCTGAACCAACAGCAGCAGCAGCAGCAGCAGCTTCAGAATCTTTATTGGACCTTTATTTCCAATACACCAAAGAAACTGAGCCGCCTACCATATATAATCGCTGGTGTATTATCTCAGGAATCGCAGCCTTGCTTGGTAGAAATTTTTACTTTCAACATGGACATTTCACAGTGTATCCAAACTTATACTGTGTCCTCATCGGAGACCCAGGAACTCGTAAAAGTACTGCAATCCGTCTTGTTCGCAGACTCATCACTTCCTCGGGGTATTCAAGCATCGCAGCAGATAGAACAAGTAAAGAAAAGTTTCTTCTCGATTTACAAGGAGAAACGGAGGATCTTGGTGATATTGGCAGTTCCGAAAGCAGGAGAAGATCAGCATATGATCGTACGACAGCAGAAAATCTGTGGGGTTCTAATGAAGTTAATGACACCGGTCCACATGAACTTTACGCTACCGCAGACGAACTTAATGAATTTATTGGGACTAACAACATCGACTTCTGTAGAATGCTTGGACAACTCTGGGACTATGAAGGAGTCTATAAGAGTAGAATAAAAAACGGTAGAAGTGTAGCAATAAGTGAGCCCACAATAAATATACTAGGAGGAATTACGTCCCAAGATTTTGCTCTTACTTTTCCACCCGCATTGTTAGGTCAAGGATTTATCAGTCGTATTATTATTATACACGGAGAAATTAGCGGAAGAAAGTTTGCATTTCCTGAACCACCAAAGTTGGAGGAAAGAGAGAAGGTAATTGGGGCGCTCAAAAATATTCATAAGTCTATGCGCGGAGTTGCTACCATCGAGGCTGACGCTAAAAGTATTCTGGATGAGATATATAATACTTGGGCGGCCATTCCAGACTTGCGGTTTAAACACTATTCTAATAGAAGATTTACTCAGTTGATAAAGTTATGTTTGATATACTCAGCAGCAAGACAAAAAACTATTATCGACAAAGCCACTGTAATACTGGCAAATACTACACTAGCCGCAGCAGAACATCATATGCCAAAGGCATTAGGAGAGTATGGCAAAGGTAAACACAGTGATATTGCAAATAAGGTATTGGAGCTTATAGCAGGAGGAACTAACACTGGGCGCCCTGTAGGAATGAAAGATATATGGAAAGAAATACATAAGGACCTTGATAAACCTACAGATATGGCAGTGATTATACAGAATTTAGAGCAAGCGGAAAAGATACATGCAGTGAAGGGAATTAGTGGCAGTGGTTGGCTGGTAAAGAAGGAAAGAAAAGCAGCTATGAAGTATGTTGATTGGACACTACTAACAACTGAAGAACAGGAGATAATGAAATGACACACCATGTAATGCTTGATCTGGAAACTATGAGCACCAAACCTAATGCAGCTATAGTAGCAATCGGTGCAGTAGAATTTAATATGGAAGTAAGAAGTATAGGCAAAAAGTTTTATACACGAGTTAGTTTGGCTTCTAATATAGAAGCTAGTCGCGATATAGCTGCGAATACTATCCTCTGGTGGATGAAGCAGTCTGACGAAGCAAGAGCAGAAATTACTTCTGTAGATAATAGATCGTTATTAGATGCTCTTCTAGCTTTTAATAATGAGATATTAAATTGGTTGCCTCCTAACTACTTTCTGTGGGGAAATGGGGCTAACTTTGATCCTGTTATCTTAGGCTCTGCTTACGAAAAATTTGGTTTTGCAATTCCTTGGAATTTTCGTAATATACGATGCTATCGAACTGCTATTGCTATTCTTCCACAACAAGAATATATTAAACCAACTGTAGCTCATAATGCTCTAGAAGATGCAAGAGCGCAAGCAATACATCTTGTGAAGATATGGAGATAATATGGTAACTCACGTACTTTTTCCTGAAGTAATACTAGCCTTTCAGCAGGAACTAAAGAATCATCCTGACATAGTGGAGTTTGTACATCAATGCGGTGCCAGGGGTGATGCAGAAGTTTTAGGCGCAATTGCTGCTAAGTTAGATATTATCCTCGACGGAATTTATGATCCCGTAGATTTGTGTGAAATGTTGCTGAAGAGACTAAAGCAGAGAGGGCAGCTTATAATTGCTGCTAATGATGAGAAACTTATACCAGTTTCTATTGAGTTGACGCGGGAGCCAGATTCTGACGGCTAAAGTAATCTGGTAATGGTTGGCCGCCCATGATAGTCATCATGTTTTGAGCTTGAGGATTTTTTAGTTGTCGATATACTTTATTAGCTACACTTTCATTTGCATCTCTTGTCCATTCTATCATCTTGCGAGAGAAGTTTTCAATTCTTCCGCCACTTGCTGCGTAGCGAGAAGCAAAATCTATAATAGTTTCGGCATCCGGTTCCTGTAATCCAATAAGATTAGTTTTAACTGCTTCTCCTAGCTGTGCTAATCTGCGATCATCCTTTGCTTCATATGCAGTTTTTCGATACATTGCATCCATTGTAATAGCCTCATCTAGAGGTCTTGCTCCAGCAAATCGTGCAGCATAAGTTATTGCGCTCCAATCATTAGCAGCAGAGATAAGAGAACCTTTAGAGGTAGTAGTATATCCTTGCACTGCTTGTGCTAAACCAGTTAACGGACGAGAGATTCCATTATGTTCAAGTCCTTGGAGCAAAGTATCACTGAACTTTCCACCATCCTTAATACGTTCAGTAATATCAAACAGATTCTTAACAAATTTTATGCCACCAGAGATGGCAGGATAGTCGAGAGGATTGATAGGGAGAATAGTTATTTGACGAGGATTAATATCTCCGCGACTATAAAGTCCGGTACTGAGGAAGTTGGAAACACTCCCATAGAGGAGCCAATCACCAAGATTTTTGTCGAAGAGTTGTGGAGTAGTGGAATAGAAGTCCTTGTGAGTTGGGTTATTAGTGGCGTTACCTACAATATGAGTATTAAGAGCATGAAATCCCGGCAGCCCTTGCATTCCGAACAAAGTTCCTTGAATGCCAAAGAGCATAGCTTGTGGCAAAACCTCTTTATTCTCTATATAACGGAACAGTTGTTGGAGGAGATTAAATTGATAAGTTTGGAAGAGACCAACAGCGGCCCCGATAGGACCTTGGAACGCAACAGGTCGTTGAGAAGCTATATAATTACCATGGACACGATTAATGAAAGTTCGGATATTATCATCCAATTCTCGTCCTAAGTATCCTTTAGCTTCGAATAATTGTCTAGCAACATCAAAGCTAACTAATCTAGTATATTGTTCAGCCCAATCACTACCAGTAAGCTTAGCTCCTATCTCAGCAGCTCGTTGAGCTTTCTTTGAAAGAACTGAAGCAGTTTCACTACCAGCCACAGTAAGATTATCCAACATCTCATAATATGCACGAGGCTGAACATTAACAACATTAAGATGTTCAGCCCATTCTAAGAGTTCTTGCTTACGAGTTCCGTGAATATTAGCAATAGCGTTGTAAAGAGCTTTAGTGTAAGCTGGGGCCGCCAATTCTGGTGAGCCTGGAAGTGGAGTAGTTAGCAGTTCTTTTAATGCAGGTATCTTTTTAGCGCTTGTATATTCTGCTGCCTGAAGAACTGGAGTAGAAACTACATTAATCAGGGTTTGAAACCAATCCAGACGAATAGTGGTAGCGGCAATAATAGAATTTGCTGATGCTGTAAACTGACTAAGAGCAGAAGTTATAGGGAGTTTGTTTGCCTCGGCATACGCTTGCATATAATCCATTGCTCTACCGTATGGATTACCAAGACCAAACTTCTGAGTAATAGCGTTTGCTTGCTCATAAGAAATTAATCCTTTCTGAGCTTGACCAAAAGTTTCTTTAGCCATACGAAAGGCAGTTCCAAAGAATGCTTCTGCTTTATCTTGAGTTTCCTGCCATAAACGATACTCTGCCTTTTCTCCAATGTTAAGTGCGGTTTTAATATATTGATTAAACGGATCTTGAATCTGACGTTTAAATATTCCAACAACTCCAGCAGTAGAGGTTTCTACTTCTACAAACTTCTGCCCAAGAGCACGAAGTTCTGCAAACAACTGAGCATTACCTAGTTCAAGATAGTTACGAATAAGACGAACTTCTTGACGCTTATGCCAGTTAAAATATTCGCCTATAATTTCTTCACCACGAACCTTCGGAAATACATCAGAAAGAACACCTTTCTTACGAAGAGTTGAATCTACTGTAGATTCAACTAAATTAAGAGCATAATCATAATCACCTAGCGCCTCGTGGTAGGCTTTAGAGTTATCCTTAAAGGTAACTTTCCACCCTTCTCCAAGCTGTGCTACCTTAGCGCGCAAACCTTCTGCTGTATCTGCAACAAGAGCAGCAGCATCACTCGTTCCCATTCCTTTTCCATCAATCTCGCGCACAATAGCAACATATTTATACTTAGTAGTATCTACCGGTGGAAAGTAAACAGTATCAAGATCATAATGTTTGGAGATACCTTGGGCGGCAAGCCAGTTATTATGGTGTGAGAGACGACCATTATTGAGTTCAGTGCTAGTACGTAGAAACTTGGCTACCTTATCATTAAGACTCATATAGGTAAAAGCACCAGTCTCTCCTGGAGCTAAAGTATTAAATTTAGCGCCACTAATCCAGTTACCTTCATTTGGCATATAATTTGGATTCCAGGAAATCACTGCTCCAGTCTGATCTCTACGAAGAGACTCACGAAGAACGATAGTATCAAGAGACAACTTATATTGTGCAGCAAGAGTAGGAGGAATAAATACGTATTGCCTAGAGATTCTGCGCCCTAAATTAGTAAGAACTGCTAATTCAGCACCAGCAATAGCATCATCAGTAAGAGCTGCAATTTCATTAGAGAAACGATCAGATAGGGCGCTAAAGCGTTTTTGAGTTAATCGCTGTACACTAGCACCAACAGCTTCTGCTCTTTGTCCAATATTGCCGTAGCTGCTGTTAGAAGTTGCAAATGCACGATTACCAACTCCAGTGATCTCAGCCTCCGATGCAGATGCTGGAATAATAAATTCTTCCCACTCGCGCCCAAAGAAATGCGCTGTTGCATTACTAGCTTGTTCTTGCGCTAGTTGAACACGCTTATCAACATCTAGCATGCCCCGAAGAATATTTCCTTCATTGGTATTAATACTGCCAATATCATACTCAAGTCGAATGGTATTTGTACGAAGATAGTCGGCTATTGGGCGAGTAAAATCTTTATACTCAGCAGCTACAAGACCATCATCAAGATACTTTAACGGAACATTTGCTTTTATTGCAATCTCTTCAGCAGCCTTTTCAGCGTTGATAAGATCACCAATAATAGAGTTTTTGGTATTTTGGATATAAGTATCTAGAAATTGCAAGTCGCTAGTAGGCATAGCTGGCAGAAGATTCTCATCTCTAATACCAAAGAATTCGGTAGCTTTTACTACACGATTATCTTCAGTACGAATCGTAGCTTTATTCGCAGAAGTACGACCTATAGTTGTTACTTCGTATCGAAGTTGTTCCAGCAGAGGAATATCATTAAAATTAATAATATCTCCATCCTGCAATTTACGAAGATGCGCCCAAATATAGCGAGAATTTGCATCAATAGTAGATAGATCCTTATAGGAATATCCAGTTCCTACGAACTGTTGAGAAGAAAAATTTCCGTTGCGAACTCCATTAATAGCTCCAGTGGCATCGTGTGTAAGAAGATCATCAACACTTTTAATTGGCCCTAGATCACCAAATACTGCATGTGCACGATTAGTTACTTGTCCAGAAAGAAGATTAAAATACAATGGAGCGCCGTAAAGAGGTTTTGATTCCGAAGGAAGAGATTGAGTTGCACGAAAAACTTTTTCTTCCTTAGCATAAAGTATACGACTTTCTCCGGGACGTGGAATACGTACTAGAAGAGAACTCTTTGGATTAATATGCCATTCCAAATTAGCATCCATCCATATATCTTCTCCTGCATCAAATGATTTCTGCATAGAGGGATATTTACGAATAGCACCGGTAGATGGATCATAGGTAGTATCATCAAAACGTGCAATCTTAAGTGGCGCTTCTCGACTAGTAAGATTATATGCAAAAGATAGGTCTGCCTCTTCTTGACTAAGAGGGCGGGCTGAGTAAGGTTTATAGTCAGGTGCAGCTTTTACTGCTTTCTTTACACCACTACTAATATAAACAATATCTTGCTCAAGATGAGAAAACTGATCTACACGAGAAATACGAGAAAGACGACCAAACATATCATACATTTCTTCATTACTAACTGCGTGTTTATTTCTCATTTCCTTGAGTACATCTATAAAAGCGGCGCCAAGATTTTCATCCGCTTCTGGAGAGATAGTTTTTAATATCTTCATTGCTTCAATTTCTGCTTGAAACTTTGTACGTTGCAGTTTTGCTGCTGTACTAGCAGTAGTAGGAGTTGGAATATTATCAATAGACTGTATTAACTGAACTACTCTATCACCAGCAACAAAATCTCCTATTCCCATACGAGTAGCAAGATCGTATGCTCGTTCTTCTAAGTCTTTAGTTACTAATGCTTTATTAACTAATCCACGAATACCAAAACCTTGGATAACTCCACCAACTCCACCGCCAACAAGAGTTCCCCAAAACATATGAGATGTAATATCTGCAAGACCATCCTTAGAAATTGTTGGATTAGCTTTCAGAGTGGCAATAGTAGCAGCTTCGAATGCGGCAGCTTCTAATGCTTGCTCACCAAATCCCGCTGCAATAGTTTTCCACTTATCAGTTTGGATTTGACCATAGATACCGCTGGTTCCAAGATTAAACTCGGCTTTTGCAGCAGTAACTACAGCTTCATCTCTACTCATAAGATTAGTAGCCCGAGCAATATTAGCACCAAATTTACCGCTACTAGCAAATGCGCGCACTACTTTAGCTCCAATAGTGCCAGGAATAAGAGAACCAACAATAAGACCTCCCACTTCTACACCAGAAGCACGTTCATCATAATACCGATAAAGATTATCATCATATGCAGCTAACTGCTTGCGAGGATCATTGAGTTCAATTTCGGCCCCAAAGAAATTAGCAACTTCTATACCAGTATTAACAAAACTATTATACACACTTAAACCTACTACAGGGCCGCCCTTTGTAATAGTATCAACTACACTATCTAATAGACTTTTTCCAGTCTGTCCAACTTCGTGATTATCACCAGCAACAGCAAGATCAGATGCCATTAGTTACTGCTCCTTGGTTTTACTTAGTTCCAGCAATGGGTCCAGTTAATTGTTCTAGTCCGCTTATTCCACGTAGAATAGGATTAAACTTAACTCCCGGCTGGTCTGCATAAAGAGAGCGAAGGATTGCATTTTTTACTGTTACTTCTTTATTAAGTTGCACTGGACGTTTTTCTCCAATAAAACCGGTAGTAATCTTAAGATTAGCAGTAAAATCTGTTTGTGGAATAATTGCCAGCCGCTGATATTGACGTTGAGTATTATTATCAGCTATAATTGCCGTAAAGATGGTAGAAACTTCTACGGCTGCTTGTTCTACAGATAATTTTTTCTGTGCAACTAAAGATACTGCGGTATCATAGATTTGTTGAGAAGAAGTAGCAGCCATAGGATTTTTATCAAGAGCACTCATTACCTGCTTCCATATTTCAGTTTGAGCTACTACAGGAATAGCTCCAACTGCTTTTAGTGGAGCTGGAGAGAAAATACTTCCAGTATCTAATATAACTCTACGTTCATCATCAATACGTTTTTTAAATTCCTTAGCTATAAACTCCGATTTTTTCTCCGGATTCATTCCTGCAATAGCTGGATTCTTTAGTGGATCTTGGATTCCAGCAAGCCAGTCGCTAAGTCTATCTTTTACTGTATTAAGTCCAGGAGTAAGGGCCATAGGAACACTGTTACTTACTCGAAGTGCTTCGAATATATTGCTGCCAAGACGTCCCTCTTGAATATCTGGATTCTCCAATAAAAAGGTTATTGCATTTTTCTGCTTACCGGTCATTTTATTATATTGATCTACACTAATACGAGAGAGTCCAACCGTCTGAGTAAGTTTATCCAGAGCTTCTTGCATAAACTCTCGTTCACCTTGTTTACGTTCAAGTTCTTTCTTCCATTCAACTTGTCTTTCTTGGGCCATTCCGAGTTGAGCACGATCAATCTGTAGACGCTGTACTGCAATCTGTGCGCCTTGAAGTGCCACCACATCTTGGAACTGCTGATGAGTAGCTGCAAGACGAACATTAGCAAACTGCACTCCTTGAGATAGTGCTCGTTGATTAGCCTTTTCAGCTTCAACTATTGCACGCTGGAGTATACTATTACTTTGATTGGCAATAACAGCACTGGAGGTTGTAGCAGCAATAGCATTATTAGTTGCAACCTGCTCTTGAGTTTGATCTTGAAGATTCTTCAGATGAGAATCAAGAGTATTATATTGTGCTGCCGCAGTATTATAAGCGTTTATATCAGACGGCAAAGCAAACTG